AATCAGTAGAGGCCCAAAGACCCCGAAGGTCGCTACGTGAAGTGCCCGAAAGCCAGGACCCTCAAAAGCTTTTTGACATAATAAGATTGATTCCGGGCTATGACCCATATCACGGAGTAGAGGATTATCGTTTTGACGCCGAGGCCGGGGCTGCGGCGATAGACTTTTTTCAGCAGAAACTAAGCCACGTAAAAGGCGAAAAGGCGGGCAGAGCTTTTATTCTCGAAGATTGGGAAAAAGCGATAATCGCCAATATTTTCGGCTGGAAGCATAAAGAAACGGATTTGCGGCGGTACCATGAAGCATTTATTGAGGTCGCTCGCAAGAACGGCAAAACGCCTCTGGCTGCGGGAATAATTCTGTATGTTCTCTTTGAGGACAATGAGCCCGGGGCGGAGATATATGGTGCGGCTTCTGAGTATAAGCAAGCGTCTCTTGTTTTTACCCACGCCTGGGGAATGCGCAATCAGGAATTAAGTCTCAAAAACCGCTCTAAAGTCTTTAAAGGCCAATCAAAGTCAATGGAGATTGGCGAACCTGGCGACCTCGACTATGGAATTTACAGAGTTATTAGTTCTGACTCATTTGCGGCTCACGGGTTTAATACCCACACGGCGGTAGTTGACGAATTGCATACCCAGCCTAATGCGGAACTGGTAGATGCCTTATCGACTTCGCTTGGTGCACGCAGGCAGCCGTTATTGATTTATATAACGACCAGTGATTTTGAGCACGAGGGTTCGATATGCAATGAAAAAGAGGATTATGCTAAATCGATTCGGGCCAAAATTATTGACGACTTATCTTTTTTGCCAGTTATTTATGAGGCGGACATTGAAGATGATTGGACATCTGAGGCGGTTTGGAAAAAGGCCAATCCGAATCTGGATGTAAGTGTATCTGCCGAATATTTGCGGCGTGAATGCAAAAAGGCCCAGCAATCGCCTCGCTACGAGAATAACTTTAAGCGGTTGCATTTGAATATAAGAACTCAACAGGATATTCGCTGGCTGCCGATGGATAAATGGGATGCCTGCAATAGTGAAGTTATTCCCGAACAACTTTTAGGAAAAGAGTGTTATGCTGGATTGGATTTGTCTACTACTACTGACGTTAGTGCTTTGGTACTTGTTTTTCCGCAGGACAAATTAAGAGTGTGGCTGCCGTTCTTTTGGCTTCCGAAGGAAAATGCTATTGAACGAGAAAGGCGGGATAAGGTCCCGTATCTTACCTGGGCGCGTGAAGGATTTATCGAACTAACCGATGGCAATGTAGTTGATTATGACCTTATCCGAAAGCGAATCAATGAATTAGGTGAAAAATACAACATAAAAGAAATTGCAATTGACCGCTGGAATGCTGCACAGTTAACAAATCAATTAATGGGTGATGGTTTTGATGTTGCGCCTTTTGGACAGGGTTTTGCGTCAATGTCTGCACCGACCAAAGAGGTCGAAAGGCTGGTGCTGGAGGGGAGAGTGGCGCACGGGGGGAACCCTGTCCTTCGTTGGATGGCCGCCAATGTGGCGGTAGAACAGGATGCGGCAGGTAATATCAAGCCAAGTAAAAAGAAATCCAAAGAGAGAATAGACGGTATTGTCGCGGGGACAATGGCAACCGGCAGAATGATTGCACAGCCGCCGGATATAACCTCTGTCTATGAGGAAAGAGGCGCATTGGTTTTGTAGAGGGGGGCAGTTTTGGTAATTTCAGATAAATTCTTAGGGTGGATTGGCCGTAAAATTATGGCCGCCACCCAGCGAGGCCATACGGGCTGGTTTACAGACTGGGCACAAGGGGGGCGCTCAACATTATCCGGCGAAACCGTCTCTAATGATAACGCTTATCAACTAAGTACTGTGTTTGCCTGTATTCGGGCGATAAGTGAAGACATCGGCAAGCTGCCATTAAAATTATATAAAAATGTCTCGCCAAGGGGTAAGCAGCCATTGCCGAATAATCGGATTTATAAACTATTACACGACCAACCAAATCCAGAAATGACAGCTATGACCTTTCGCCAAGTTCTGACAGCCCACGCCTTAGGTTGGGGTAATGGATATGCAAATATAGAAAGAGCAATCGACGGTTCGGTTTTATGGCTGTGGCCGTTAAGACCAGACAGAATTAGGGTTTACCGGTTAGAAGATGGCCGGATTTGGTACGAAATACGAACAGATGATGATAAAATCGGCTGGCTGCGAGATGATAATGTATTACATATTCACGGACTCGGTTTTGATGGGCTTATTGGTTATAACGTGATTCGATATGCTCGTGAATGCTTAGGGGCGGCTGTCGCGGTACAAAAATATGCGGCCAGTCTTTATGGTAATTCTGTGTGTGCTGCCGGCATATTAACACATCCGGCATCGCTGAAGAAAGAAGCACAGGACAGGTTGCGGAAATCTTTTGAAAAATATCGAGGCGCTAAAAATGCACACCGTTTAATGATTTTAGAAGAGGGAATGTCTTTCACGCAGACAAGCATTCCGCCCGAAGAAGCGCAGTTTTTAGAAACACGGCAATTCGGCGTACCGGAAATATGCCGGTGGTTCAGGATGCCGCCGCATAAAGTTGCAGATTTATCAAGGGCGACTTTTAGCAATATTGAACACCAAGCCCTTGAATATGTCGGTGATACGTTAATGCCCTGGTTTGTCCGATGGGAACAGGAGATATGGCGGAAACTTTTAAGCGATGAGGAAAAGGCAAAGGGTATGTTTGTACGTCACGTGGCACAAGGTCTGCTGCGCGGTGATATTTCTACTCGTTATCAGGCTTATCAGACTGGCCGCAACTGGGGATGGTTAAGTGCTGATGATGTTCGGGAGCTTGAGGATATGAATCCACTGCCGGACGAACAGGGCGAAAAATACTTAATTCCTCTGAATATGAAAGACGCCGCCGAACCTGAAGCGGAAGTTATAGTTGATACCAAGCCGGATACCGAGGAGGTCTTTGGCGCGATTGTGCTTGATGCCGCCGAAAGGGTTGCATCGGCTGAAGCGAGAGAAATCGGCAAGGTGGCTGCCAGGGCACAGGAAGACTACGAAAAATTCAATAACTGGGTGACGAATTTTTTTAATAATCACGCGGGTTATATCAGACAGGTGCTTGAGCTGGTATCTGCGGCGTGGAGTGAATATGCAGACACAAAGTTTTGTTTGTCTGTAATTGTTGACCAGCTTGTAACTGAAGGCGCAGCGGCCTTTACACAGGGCGACCCGGAAATTGTTTTGGAAAGCTGGCGGGCCGAGAGAATAAAAAGAATTGTTGATATTATAAGAGGTGCAAAAAATGCCATTGCCAAAACCCAAGAAAAATGAAAATTATGATAAATTTATCGACCGATGTATGGGCGATAAAATAATGAACAAGGAATTTTCAGATGCCGAGCAGCGCAGGGCAGTTTGTGAGCAGCAATGGGATGACAAAAAAGGAAACGCCATATCATTCTTGCCACAGGTTTACGGTAAGGTTTGGGCAATTGAGCCAAGCGCAATCAGGGGAATGCTGGCAACTGTGCCGGAGAAAATAAATGCTTCGGAGCTTGAGGCATATCGGCAGCGAGAAACTACGCGGTTTAAGGATATTGCAGGTCAGATTCACGTTTTGCCCTTATACGGCGTATTGACGCCGCGAGCGAGTATTTTATCTTTTTTATTCGGCGGAACTCCACTTGATTATTTTGCGGCGGCGTTTGATGCGGCGATAGCGGACAAGTCTGTTGGTGCGGTTGTTATTGACGTAGATAGTCCCGGTGGTAGCGTTTACGGTATACACGAATTAACAGAGAAGATTTATAATGCGAGGGGGACAAAGCCAATAATTGCAGCAATAAGCGGGCTCGGTGCTTCAGCAGCTTATTGGGTAGCTTCGGCGGCGGACGAAATTATTATGACCCCTTCTGGTGAAGTTGGCTCTATCGGTATAGTTGCAATTCACGAGGATATTTCTGCGCAAGAGGAAAAAGAAGGTATAAAATATACAATGATTACAGCCGGTCGTTATAAATCCGAGGGCAATCCGCACGAGCCATTAACTGGTGAGGGACGGGAGGCAATGCAGGACAGAGTAGATGAATATTATGAGATGATGATTACTAATATTGCCCGCAATAGAAATGTATCTGCCGTAAAGGTAAAGACTGGCTTCGGAGAAGGCCGTTTGTGTGGTGCACCGGAAGCAAAAGAGCGAAAAATGATTGATAAAATCGGCGCGATGGAGCGTGTAATTGCCAGGCTGCATCCTGAATCAAGAAAAAAATCGGCGCAGATGCAGCGGCGTATTGCAGATATAAAAGCACAAGTTTAGCTCAACAAAAGACGTTACTCGGCAGAGGGCGTGCATTGTTGATTATTTATAGATTGTTACTTTAATTTTTAGGGGGGTTTTTTATGAGTAAGAAACTGACGGCTTTAAAAGAAGAGCGAGAGGCCGCAGTTGCCGAAATGGAACAACTCCAGATAACGGCTGAGGCCGAGATGCGCGATGTTTCAGAGGACGAGCAAACTCGTTTTGATGGGCTTGATGCCAAATGTGAATCATTGGGTCAGCAAATCAAAAGTGAGGAAGCTTTACTTAAGCGCATCTGAAATCGTTTAGGGGTCCGGCCGCGGACGTAAAGGCATATAAAGCTGGTATGTTTTATCTGGCGTGTTCCGGCAGCGAAAAAGCTCGCACGTGGTTAAGTGACCACGGTATTGCAATCGGTGCTGCTGCCCAGCGAGAGGGCATAAACACAAGTGGCGGCTATTTAGTTTATGATGAGTTAGATAGTGCCATTATCGATTTGCGTGACACCTATGGTGTGTTTGCCGCAAACGCTCGGCGTGTAGCGATGACGAGCGATAAAATGATTCGGCCCAGACGTACTGGTGGGCTGACGGCACATTTTATCGGCGAAGATGAAGCGACTAAGGAATCGGACAAAAGCTGGGACAAGGTCGAGCTTATAACCAAAAAGCTCGGTGTTACCGCTCGCATCAGTAATGAGTTGAACGAGGACGCGGTTATCAATATAGCTGACGACCTCACGAATGAAATCGCCTGGGCCTTTGCCCAAAAGATTGACCAGTGCGGGTTTGTAGGAACCGGTACGAGTGCCTATGGCGGCATTGTAGGTGTTAATCAACGGCTGTTAGATGTCAATGGTGTTGATGATGGTGGTGGTTTAGTTAAGTCTGCCAACAACACTTATGCCGAGATTTCATTAGCCGAAACGGTCAAACTTATCGGCCTTTTGCCTGCATACGCACAGCCAAGAGCGGCATTTTACTTGTCGAATGCTGTGTATGGTCAGGGACTTCTGGCTCTTATGTCTGCCGCTTCAGGCAATAGGATTTCTGATATAGAGACTGGGCTGGCCAGGACACCAACATATCTTGGCTATCCGGTTAGACTGACCGCGGCTATGCCGACCACGGTTGCAAATAGTCAACTCTGTATCCTGTTTGGAGACATCGCTTTAGCGGCTGATTTTGGTGATAGACGACAAACTTCAATCAAATTCAGCAATTCCGCCGTTATAGGTGGAAATAGTGTTTTCGAACGGGATGAAACGGGCCTGATTGGCACGATGCGATTCGACATCAATGCACACGATGTCGGAACGGCGACTGCTGCTGGCCCAGTTGTTGGTTTAATTATGCATAGTGCATAACGCTGAAAGGAGAGTAGAAATGTTTCAAGCCGACGAAGGCAAAATGGTAAATATGAACGCCTTAGCGACTACTAATGCTACGGCCTATCAGCGTATGTCTTTCGATACCAAAGGAAGCGACCATCTCAATGTTACTGTCGCCTGCGGTTCACACGATTCCGCAACGCAGGGCATAACAGAGATACTTGTTTCCGAACACTCGTCAGTAACTTCAGCCAGTTCGATGACTGATATTGCTGCTCTTTGTAGTGGCACGTCCACAAGTACGGCAATAAGTAATACCCTTCCTACGGCGGCCTATCAGGCTGTTGGTGGGATTGTTAGCGAGCTGCAAATAGATTTGCGCAAGCGTGAGCGCTATATCGGTATCGAAGTAGAGACTGCTGCTGTTGCCGCGGGGATGCCTGTTTCGGTTATAGCCAGGCTTACCTCGAATAAAGAGGCGAGGGATTCTGCTGCCGAAAAGTCCGGTATCGACCTTGCAGATACAAACTATCTGGGTTGTATGGCGGTTATTCAGGGCTAATTATTCCTTTATCTGTTGGGTGGGCTGGTTTTTGCCGCCCGCCCGACAGGTAAATTGAGAGATAAAGGGGAAATATGGTCAAATTGAATTTAGGCTCTGGTGACTTAAAATTAGATGGATACGATAACATAGATATTAAAGACGGGAAAAATGTTTATCCGTTAGATTACAAAAGCAGAACCGTTGACGAAATAAGGGCGTCACATATCTTAGAGCACTTTGGCATTCGGGAAATAATGCCCGTTCTCAAAGATTGGGTTAACAAACTTAGAGAAGGCGGGGTTTTGAAAATAGCCGTGCCTGATTATAGGATTATTGCGAAAAAGTATCTTGACGGTGAAAAGTTGAATTTTCCCGGATACATAATGGGCGGCCAGATTGACGAAAATGATTTTCATAAGTCTATTTTTGACAGAGCGATTTTAACAGATGTTTTAATAACTGCCGGCTTAATAGATATTAAGGAATGGAAATCGGAAATACAGGACTGTGCGGCTTTGCCAATAAGTCTAAATTTACGGGGAACCAAGCCGCCGCTGGAAAAAATGGCATCTGCTGCAATGGCGATTGCAGAGATGCGATATAATAAATACTCACAGTTCGGCGAGGATGGTGTTATTGAAACCATTTTCCGTCTGATAGGCATGGCAAATAAATGGTGTTTCGAGGTAGGGGCGGCAGACGGGTTACTATTCAGCAATACTCGCAATCTTGTCGAGCAGGGATGGAAAGCTATTCTTGTAGAAAGCGACGTGGAAACTTATCAACGACTGTTAAAAAACGCCACGGCAGATTGTATTTGTGAAAATGTCAAACTGGAGCCGGGTGGACCGAATAGTCTCGACAATATCTTGCGGCGACATAATGCACCAAAGAATATTGATTTAGTGAGTATAGATATTGACGGGCAGGAATGGCACGTTTGGAATGCTTCGCTTGATTATCGTCCCCGCGTAGTCGTTATTGAATATTGCAATACTAATGATGAGGAATTTATCCCGACAAGAGGGGGTGCGGGGCAGGCCGGTTTTATTGCAATATTGCGGCTTGTTGCATCTAAGGGTTATGTTCCAGTAATGCGGACAGACACAAATATAATCTGTATAAAAAAAGACCTTGAGCCTTTGCTTTACAATATTCTTAAAGACAATAACAAGACAGAGACAAAAGCAGAGACAGAAACAGAGACAGAGACGGAGACAAAAATTGAAACAAGGCCGGAAGATAAGCCGATTAAAATACACGCCGTTATGTCAATGCCCCGATTAGCGTTTACTGATAATATGTATTCGGCAATAAGAGTATTTCCGGCATTGGGGATAGGTTTTGATAAAGGTACGGGTGTATTTTGGGGACAGATTTTAACAAATCTTATAGAGCAGCATCAGGGGGACGGTACGGAATTTGTCATTACGCTTGATTATGATACGTGGTTTCTAAGAGAGCACGTAATAAGATTATTGCAGTTAATGGTTGAAAATCCTGACGTTGACGCGATTGTTCCGGTAGAGATTAAGCGCGAAAATGAAGTTCCGATGTTCTCTATCGTTGACGAAAATGGAGTGGGCTTAAAAAAGGTCAGTGTTGCAATGTTCGACAAAGAACTGGTCCCGATTGTCGGCGGGCATTTTGGTTTAAGTATTTTTAGAGTAGAATCTCTGAAGAAATTAAAAAAGCCGTGGTTTATTCCGCACCCAAACAAAGACGGTGAATGGCACAAAGGTAAAATAGATGAGGATATTCATTTCTGGCACAATTTTTACGAATGCGGATTAAAGGCGTGTCTGGCAACAAAGATCAATGTCGGCCATTTACAATTAACCTGTACTTTTCCGGGTACTCCTGCAAAACAATGGAAGCCGGAGCAAATTTATATGTCTAAGGTGGAAAAGGGAGAATATCCCGAACATTGTGTTCCCAAAATAGAGTTTTTGAGATAAAGGAAAAATATGATTACTTGGATTGTTGGCTGGCCGCATAACGGTAGTACATTGTTAAGGCAGATATTAAAGGACTGTTTTGATATACCCACGGTTTCAATGTATGATGAGCCGGATTTGGAGTATTTGTTTGGTAAAGAATCGCTGGAGTTTTCAAGAAAACTGGCAGAGAATCCGATAATTCGATTTGAATATCATCGTTCCTTGCCTGAAACAAAGTTTATCAAAATACACGAGCTGCCATTTGACGATAGTCCTGCTCTTTATGTTATTCGAGACGGCAGGGATTGCATAACAGCGGCAGGCCATTTTTGGAATACACCAATACGTTTTATCACGGCTGGTTGTGGCAATAGATTCGGAGCCTGGTCTGAACATTATTATGCCTGGAATCCAGAGAAAAGACCCAACACTAAAATTATCAGATTTGAAGATATGGTGTTAAAGCCCGATGATGTTGCGAAGGACGTTGGAGAGTTTGTTGGCAAAGCGCCTTTGCGACCTTATGTAGATGATTTTGAGGAAAATAAAAAGAAGTGGCCCCAACTATTTCACGACCGTATTGGCTGCTGGGAAAAAAGGATGTCTAAGAAGGATTTGGCTTATTTTTGGAAGTGCCACGGCAGCCTGATGAAGGAACTGGGTTATGAATAAATAC